GCCATACCTCTTACTACAATACCTTCTCCAGTATTACCAAGATCAGATGTTAAATTTTCTAGAACAACATTACCTAATTGACGGGTGGCGTGCCAGAAGATAGCACCACTGATTGCTGCTTGAGCATCTTTCTTATCAGGAATGTATTGATCTAAGGGTCCACCGGGTTCATCAATTAGATATGTGTAAACTTCTTTAGCAATAGCTTGAATACTTCTACCATCAGCTGTTTTGATTTTATCTTTATGAGGATTACTAACTTCTGTTATCCATTGATATAATGTTTTAGTATGAGCAATATCAGCAGTTAGTTGTAGAGTAATTTGCTCTTGAAGAGCTTGTGTGAAGTCAATTATTCCTACATGTTGAGTGGGAATAGATCCATATACCTTAAAGCCGCGTTCATCGGCGAATGGTGTAACTGCAGTTACGAATTCATTAAAGGCATCTTCATTATAAACAACTTCTTTTTGTTGTCGACTCTTACCGGTTGACTTGACGGTAGATTTTAACAAGCCATGGAATGCTATAAAACTATGATCATAGTCGACTACATTAGTACCACCAGCTTCGACAAATTCTAGATTGAGTAATCTATCAGGATCATTCCACATACGAAGCTTTTTAAGAAGTTTAACAACATCCTCAGATTGTAATGCATTGTTTAAAATCGTCAGTACTGTTTTACCAGTATTAATCATGCCGTGCTCAACATCTTCTCCGGTCTCTATATTAAATGAAGGAGGAAATCTTTCTGCTAATCTATCGATGGTAATACCTTCTACGTCAATTGACTTCATGGATCCTCTATCCATTGCAAAATGCTTCGTACCACCCATATCGATTAACTTAACTGCTGCATTAACACCATCGACTTTAACAGCAGCAGGAGTCTTTTCGAGGTGTATTGATATTCTTTCGAATAATTTGAGCAGCTGTGCACCGGTATTGATAGTGGGTAAATCAAACGGGTGTGCCATATGGCCTCCGGCGCCACCTTCACATAATAATTCAACGTATGCCTTAAAGGAAATCATGATTGTTGTACTACACTATGAGAATCGACTATATCGTTTAGTTCATCTAATAGATCATCTGCAGTATATACATTACCTGCTTGTGGATCCATATTAACATTCTTTTCGAAAACAGCTTTATCATGTTCACTGAGATCATTAGGATCAACGCCAAGAGCTTTACGGACTAACTCGATGAGAAATTCTCTACCCGGGGAGGTTAATTCTTTTCTCTCTGGAGGTGGAGCCATCGGGGCCATTGGAGGCATCATGGGCATACCACCCATGGGCGGAGCTGCACCCATTGCAGGATCCATTGGTGGTGCAGCCATTGGATCTGCAGGTGGCATTTGTTCAGTCAGTAAGTTAGCACTGTGTGCGTACTGTATAAGAAGATCATCAAATTTACCCATATCACAATTATTTATGATGAGTCAGTGGAAGTAACTTGAAGCTGCGCGATATCGCGCATAGTAAAGGATGGTCCAAAGCCTCATAAGACTTTATTCATGATTAAGAGAAAATCAACTGCTTATTTTTAACTTTAGTGAAATATGTTTTAGACAAGAATTCTAAATCGTATCTTTTAGCAAATGATCGAACTTTGGCAAACGTGTACCTTGATACATCAAATTTGTATATAATTGATTTAGCCTGGTTAATGTGATCTATGCTATTTCCATTCTGCTTCCGAATATCTATTCTTACCTTGCTAAATGTTGTATTGGCACATAAGAACTTAACTGGAAGCATGCGAAGAAGCTTTTGAATGAAGCCATCGAAGAAGGTCTGACAGTCGTCGATATGTACAAACTTAGTGAGATCTCTAGTGGGAGGTACCAAGGTACTATATAGTACTATGATACGTTCTTTACCTCTGAGAGACAGGACATAGTCACATAAACCATATATGACGTGATGGTATATGAGCTTCTTAACATCCTTGTTTTTGATGTTAATACAACCATCCTTTATTAGGCCATAAGAGTGAATATCGTTTAGAAGTTCTGATTCTATCTTCGTTCGAAACAAGCCAGAGAAGTCAATTATCTTAATGTTATGTTGTGGGATTGTTATCGTCACGTCGCTTTGGCATTTTTCCGATTCTGCAATTAATAATTCCATTGTAGTAGTCATTTGACAGCAATACCCCTAGGGTAAATTGTAATTCAGCTTCATAATAAGCAAGTTCCCATTTATTATAGCATATTTTGAGAATAGTGAAAGCAAAATCTTTCTTTCCACACTTATCTATGTCTGAATTTAACTGATTACAGCTACCGGTATATGTTTTCCAGTCTGATTCTTGGATTACGTGACGTTTGTTCTTTTTACCTTTTAGCGGAGGGCGCTTTAAGATCTTTTGGACTTGTTTTTTCCCTATATATTTCTTACCTGAAGTGGTATTCGTTATTTCGTAAATAAACCCGTAACAATTTTCCGGAATATTATCGTTATATTGCCAATGACCTAAGTCCATTGACTGTATTTAACTTTTCTTTTTGGATTTACGACTTGGTAGCTTGATGGCTATAGTTTCAGGAAAATTTCTTTTAGTTACTGGGCCAATAATTTGAGGTAAACGGCAGTCGCCAGTAGCATAAAAGTCGTCTGACCATTGATTAGCAGTCATTTGATCAGCACCAAATGTACCAAATGCAGTACCAACGGAGTTCTCCGCTAACACTTTATTGAAGATTTTGTAAAAAATAGATGGATTATTCATATCTATCTGTTATTATTTAATCTACGATGGATCTACTGGAACGATATATTAAGGAATTAGGGGAAGATACTACGATTGATGAATTCAGCATGAAAGATGTCCAGATGAAGCTTCCTGCCATAAAGCACAAGTGGGCCGGTAGACTCATGAGAGTTAAGGCGGAAAACGTTAAGTTAGCTAGAGATAGAAAACAGTTAGTAAGAAAGCTAACAGACAGGTTAGTTGAGAGCAGTCCAATGAAGCTTAGTGTACCCATTGCTGAAAAGAAGGTACTAACCCTAGATGACGTAATGGATATAGATCAACAGATGAGGGATAACGAAGTAATTGCCTTATTCTTAGAAAAGGCAGAACGCATACTCAATAGTATGACGTTTGATATTAAGAACTTAACTGAGATCATGAAGCTTGAAACTACCTAATTATGACATTTGACTGGGATATAGGGCGTCGACAAGCCATAATGTCGGGTAATCACTTTGATGAAGTTAGAGAGCGGTTCTCTGTTCAAAATAAAACTGCTAGATTTGCTATAATGAGAGGGTATTATGCACCGGCCCGTAATTACGCTATAACCCCGACCGGTAGATTTGATTTGGGGATGTATGGGGAGGTGGTCAAGTATCTCAAAGATCAAGGTTACACGGAGAGAATAAGACACACTAAGCAGTTTAAGGAAGTACTTGACAACGTACTATCTACAACAGATGATGTTGATCCAGTCAAGTTAAATCTAAAATTACGCGATTACCAGTCAGACGTAGTTCTTAAATGCTGCAAGTATGGAAGAGGTACAGTAGTACTAGCAACTGCAGGTGGCAAAACTTTAATTATAGCTACTTTATTGGAGACTATATATCGAATTAATCCTCAATTTAAGTGCGCCTTAATTGTACCCGATAGGGGATTAGTAACGCAAACGTTTAACGACTTTACTGAATATGGCATATCGTTTAACATGACAAAATGGACTGGTGATGATGAACTGGACTTAAGCGCTAACGTTGTCGTGTGTAATTTAGGTATACTACAGAGTAGCAAGTCTGATACCGATTGGCTGTCCCACGTTGACGTATGTGTTGTTGATGAAGTACATAAGCTCCGAAAGGGTAACAAGATAAATAAACTTCTAAAGAAGATTAGAACACAGTGTAGATTTGGCTTTACAGGGACAATGCCTGAAGAGGTGATTGATCAATGGAATATAATGGGCAAGATTGGACCTATTATATATGAGAAGAATAGTTATGAGCTGAGAAAAGAGAAGTATATAGCAGATGCTAAGATTCAAATTCTAAAACTAAAATATATACAAAAGCCTACGTATATCATGTACCCGGGCGAAAGGCTTGAACCTGCGGACATGTATCGTAGAGAGCTAGACTTTATTATACACAGTGAGTTTCGTAATAACCTATTATGTCAACTGTGTAACAAGATTTCAAATAACGCACTAATAATGGTTGACTATATTGAACATGGTACAATTGTACATGATTATATTACTAACAACTGTCCGGATAAGAAGTGCTATTTTATACGCGGCGAAGTTGATATTGAAAGCAGAGAAAAGGTAAAGCAACTAATGGAGGAGAGTGACAACGTAGTAGTTGTTGCTATCTCTAAGATATTTTCCACCGGTATAAATATTAAAAACTTACACTACATCATATTTGCTAGCGGTGGTAAAGCCAAAATAAAAATCATTCAGTCAATTGGAAGAGGTCTTAGGTTGCATAAGGACAAAGACCAGCTTATAATCTTTGATATAGGAGACGATTTAAAATATGGTACGCGGCATTTAGCAAAGCGGGTGAAGTATTACGATAAGGAACACATTGAGTATGGCCTCGAAACAATCAAAGAAAAAAGTAGCAAAAAAACCAACAACTAAGCCTCCAGCGGCTAAGAAAAAACGCAAAAAGAGAAAGAAGCAAACTGCAGCCGAAGCGAAAAAAAATTACGTTAATGCTAAGG